CAGGACACTCGATGCACGAACTTGGTCTTGCTGCCGACTTGGTTGGAGACCTTGATTGGGTTCAGAAAAACGCATCTAGGTATGGCCTTAAAACATTTGCAAGCGTTAACGGAGAACCTTGGCACATTCAACCAGCAGAACTTCCTAACTCACGTTTTGAATACGAAAAGAATGGTTCTCAGTGGGGTATGCCTGCTGGCGCTACCCGTGGTGCAGTAGCCACTGATCCTGGCACAGGGGAACCTATCGGTGGTTCTATGGTTGGCGACTCTTACAAGAACGCTGGTGGTAACGGTGGTGTTATTCAAACTGTAAACCCATACGCAGGTATGTCTATTGCAGAACAAGTAGGTGCATCATATGAAAACAGTCAAATGTTTTCACAGTCTGCAAAAATGCAGGGATCAAACTCAACAGTAGTGGAACAAAGTATTTCTGGTTCTACTACTGGAGCACAACCTGCCGGGTCAATGGACCCACAAGCGCTGGCAAAATTGTTGTACAAACGAGGATTTCGTGGAAAACACCTTATCAACATGTTGGCTATTTCTGGTCGTGAATCGGCGTGGACACCTACAGCGCATAATGGAAAACCACCAGATGATTCCTATGGTCTATTCCAAATCAACATGCTTGGAAAACTTGGACCTGATCGTTTAAAGAAATTTAAGATTAGCAAAAATGAAGAATTGTTTGATCCAGAAACTAACGTGAGAGCAGCGTGGATTCTGAGTGGTGGTAAAAGTGAGAACCTTTCACCATGGGGTATTAAGGGTAATGCTTTAGCCCGCACTGAAAACTGGATGCCTAAAGCACAGGCTGCCGCAAAGGCTGCTGGTGTAGATCGTGGTGACCCTATGCCATCGCCATCTCGTGGGTCATCTTCATCTATCTCCGTAGGTGGTAGTACTTCAATTACAATTGCACCAACTATTAACATGAACGGTTCTAACGGTAATGAGCAAGACGCTCGGAGAATCGCCCAGAACATTACAAGAATGGTTCAGGAAGAACTTAAGAAACAATCAATGAGGAACAACTAATGCCTAGTGAAGAAATGCTTGCTGCTTTAACCGCACGTAGATATAACCCTACAGCAGAAGTTTCTACATTTGTTGAGGCAGCCCCAATTAAATCTTCAACTGTTGATAACCCAACATCGTTTGGTCAACGTGAGTCAGAGACATCATTATTTTCTAATATGAATCCACCGTTTATATATCCAGGTAACCCTAGGACATATGCAACAAACGGCGTACCTAAAGATGGTGCTACAGAAGTTATAAACAGAGGGTACATACGAAGACTTACAGAGTTTTATAAAAACGTAGAGGGTGCTAAAACTTTAAAGAACTTGCGTTGTAACTTTCAATTTAATCCTGAGTTGATTACTAGAAGTATCGAAGCAAACCACAACATGCAATACTTTTTTAACCAAAACCCAGACCAGTTAGCACAACCAATTCCTGGTCAAGCATCGTTTGGTTTTGTGCTTTTATTTAATCGTGAGGCTGAAATGGCTAGCGGTAAATACAAAGATGCAAACGGAAACCTAGTGTCTGGTAAAACTTTAGAAAATGGAATTGGTAACAACCCTGAGAAATATATAACAGAAAGTTACGATCCAGCATGGGTTACTGAGATTGGTGTTCTTGCTGACATTTTAATTCTTGATGACATTGTTGGTCAAGGCTTGGCTAAAGACATCATTCAACAAAAAGAATCTGGAACATTTAAACCTGCTACAGAAACTGGATCATCTACGAAAGATACAACCGACACTACAGATGATGATTTAGCGTCAGACTATGACTCAAACAAATTAAGTGTTTTTTCATCAAACATTGGAAACAAAGCATACCTAGTCCCTACACCAGTTCGAATCATGTTGTCAGAATGGTTTATGGTTGAAGGTTTTATCATGTCTCACAAAGTTACCTTTAACAAATTTAATACAAAAATGGTCCCAACCCAAGCAATTGTTGAGTTACAAGTGCAGGCACTATACATTGGTTTTGCTCAAAAGGATACATTTTTAACATCATCGTTGAGTAACACAGCACCAGACGAAAATTCAACTGGCTCTGGTGGTGCCCCTTCTGGTAGTGCTACCCCATCTGACGTAGTTAAACAAACGCTAGAAGGAACAAAAAATTATATGGAGGGTGCTGCACATATTCAAGGTAGCGAAAACTCTGTGGATTTAATAGATGCTGTTTTTGCTAACCCAAACAATAAGTATGAATTTAACTTTGCTGCCTTAGTATCTAAAGAGGGTAAATCGTTTTATGACAACGTTGCAGCCAAAGAGAAAAATGGTGGTGGTTGCCAATTTACATTTAGTGGTGAGATAAGGATATGGTGGTCACGACACGTATCAAATGCAACGAACCCTCGAATAACTACTAGAACAAATGCAGTAACCCCAGGTGGTATTCAATATGCTGATGGCCCCCCACCAAAACAGGGGTCAAACAACCTTGCTGACTGGGGAACAAAAACAAAACCTTTTGTTATTACCTGCTCAGAACTTCCTGTTTATTATGAACAAGGTTCTAGAAAAGGTGATGACGAAAGAAGACAGTTTATGGTATTTGGTCAAAAACGTGGGTTCAGTAAATTTAATTTAATTAAAGGAGAAACTCTTGGGATAAACAACCCATTGGGTGATGGAACCCCGGCATTTTATACATTTACAAGACCATCTGAAACTATGCCAATCCCATTTGAAGAAGATCAGTTTACTGCTGAGTTAGTAATCACGATAAAAGCAACACGGTTTGGAGATACAAAACCTATTGAACAAACAGTACGTGGGTATTACTCAAACATTACAGCAAATGATGACAAACTATGGGCATCGGTAACACCATCACCAGCGTATCGCCCAGGTGGTAAAGCAGAATTTAAACCAGCAGATCGGATATAGCCATGATTACAGTATTGTCTCGATATACATATGCACCAGTTAATAGTGGTGGTATTAAAACTGCTGAACGAAAACCTATTGCTGATGTTTATGTACAAAAGTACTCAGTAAAAATTGAAGATACTTTGGAAGGTCTTGCTACTCAGATTTATGGAGACCCATCATTGTGGTGGCGCATTACCGATTTAAACCCACAGATTAGATTTCCCTTAGATCTACAACCAGGGATGGTTATCCGTATTCCTAAATGATATTAAGAGATGCATATAAAGATGCTCCAGTAATTGATATCCAAGTACTGGGTGGGTCGGTAAACACCAACGATATTGTTTCTGTTGAAATTTGCTATTCAGAAAACAAGCACGACATTGCAACAATTACTTATTCTGGATTTCCACCAGAAGCAGTTACTGCTTACTCAGGTTTACCTGTATACATTAAGTTTGGAAACAACGAAGCAAATATTCAAGAGTTTCATGGCTATGTGGCGTATGTTGAAGCAAACGCAATCACACGCATGGGTACAGTAAATAAATCTAGGATTCAAGAAGCAAAGGTAGTTTGCTTTGGGGTTAGTTATAACATGAAACCGCTAACATCTACCGCATACAAAGATATAACTCTTCCAAAGTTAGTTAAAACTATTGCAAACAAATATAAATTTTCATATTCAGTTCCAAATAATAACTTTGTTATCTCAACTGTAGATCAATCATCTAAATCCGATTGGGAAGTACTCGTATCAACGGCTAATAAGTTAGGATATTACGTAACTGCAACAAACACACATATAACAGTTTACGATCCGTTTTCACCCTTTTACAGGGATCTACCATTGACAACTCTTAATACTCTACAAGCCCAAAATGGTGCTGATAGGCAACCAGGAAATGTGCTTGAGTTTAAAGGAACGTTTGGGGATGTCACCCCATATGGGTCAAGTCATAACTACGTTGTAAAAACATTAGACGCAAATGGTAAAAGCATTGAGTACTCTACGGCAGGAACACAAGGTAGTGGTTTAGGTAAACCAGTTAAAAGAAGGTTTACCCAAGAAATAACTATGAACGCAGTATCTAAAGAAGCATTGCGTAATTACGCAGACGGATACTTAAAACAATCTATACCGTTGCATGCAGATGTTATTACTCTAGGTATATCAACTGTATTCCCTGGGGCAACTGTATATCTAAACAATTATAATTCAGAATACGATGGGTATTGGATTGTTGAAGACGTTAAACATGTCATTAATACAGATCATTACATTACCCATATGCATATAAAAACAGATTCAACAAATAATGTTGCAAAGAAAAATACTGTTGGAAAACGATTTGTAAAGTACCCAGGATCTAGGTTAGTGAACGGCGACTGGGTAACGGTCAAGGAGTTTGGTTATGTCTACTAACTTGTACCGTGCCATTGTTGCGTACTCCGACCAAACAACTGGGGTGATTAAAGTTCGAATCCCTGCAAAATTTGGTTCTGATACTACAGTGCCAATTTCATACTATGGAAGGTCAGCACCTTGGGCTGTGCCCGAAATAGGTAAACAAGTAGTCGTAGGGTCTGACGATGAGGCATTTACAAACGTATTTATCATTAACATAGAGCCGACAGGATAATTATGATTATTAAAGTACCTTTTACCGTATCGGACTCAGGAAAAGTAGAAAATATTACTGAGTCATCAAAAGTAATCTCTCAAAAAATAGGTGATTACCTACTGACAAACGAGTTTGAACGCCCTATGCAAACAACTTATGGTGCCAATAGTAACTACCTTGTGTATGAAAACTTTGACAGCATGGTATTTGAGGAGTACAAAGTTGAGACATTACAAGGATTACGTAAACACATATCTGGAGCAACCATCATTAACATAAGCCTTTCGTCACAAAACATGACAACGGGAAAGGGTTACAGCGATGACACAATGCTTATTAATGTACAGTATAAATTACCAACTGGGGGGGTTCGTACTGCCCAGTACAACCTAGTATCTCCAACAACATTGACTGAGGACACCTTGATATGAGCACTTTTGACTATACAAGCCGAGACTATTTTTCCATTAAACAAGATCTCCTGGCACGTGCTGAACAGGTTTTACCAGAGTGGACATCACGTGACTCGTCAGACTTTGGTATGTTACTTGTCGACCTCTGGGCTTACATGGGAGATATTCTCCATTATTACATTGACAAGGCAGCACAGGAATCTTTCTTAGGAACTGCTACAAGGCGTGAAAGTATTCTTGCCATTGCAAACCTACTGGACTACGTACCTGCTGGTAGGACCCCTGCTAGTTCTCAAATCACATTGGTGGCTACAAACTCAGCAGCAACAGATGCAAGCCCAATACTTATCCCTAAGTACACCAGGTTTCTTGCCAAACCACTACTAGAAACTGCTGATGAAGTGGTGTTTACATCAGATAGGGCAATAGCATTTAATGTTACTGGAACCCCTGTTAGTGGATATGCTACATATACAAAAGCAACTTCAGTGCCATTAAATCTTACTGAAGGTGAAATGTTTCAAGAAACATTTACAAGTGACGGAAGAATCAGTCAGCAATACATTTTGTCAAATACTGGAGTTGTTGCATCTTCAGTTGAGGTTTATGTTGGTGAAGGTGTAGATGGCGCTGAAATACCGTACACCCAAGCCACACGTTTGATTGAAGCAACAAACACAGACCTTGTTTACGCTGTGGCTTTATCATCAGATGACACATCGACTCTTGTATTTGGTAACTCTGTACACGGAAAAATACCAACAACAAATGCGGTTGTTCGTATTGTGTATAGGCGTAGTCGTGGTGCAGCAGGAAACGTAGACGTATCTGCAATTAAGGAATTTGAATCACTAAATAACATTTATGGACCACCATATGACGGGGTTATTATCACGCCAAATAGTACTAAGGCCATTGGTGGAACTGATAGTGAAAGTATTGATTCGCTTAAATCAAATATTCCAGCATCATTTAGGTCTCAAGATCGTGCTGTTTCAATTCAAGATTATATTGATCTAACGCTTAGAGTTCCAAGTGTTGTTAAATCAACTGCAAAAATCAATGCCAACACACCAGTGCAGGGATTAATTATTTCCAAACGTATACAAAGCAATCAAGTTGTTCTAGAAACCGCAGCCTCTCATGGACTCACTGTCTCAAGCATCGTAGGAATATCAGGAATTGGTTATCCATATGATGGCTCATTCTCTCTGGTCACTGCTAGTGCCAACGTTCTTGCTTATAACCTAGACATTACAGAACCAAACTCTGCATCAGTGGCAGTAAGTAGTCCATCTGCTTTGTACAGAAACGACAACGTTAGAATTTATGCTTTGACTGAGCAAGCAATTTACGATGGAACGTTGGCAGTATCCCCAACAACATCCCCACTGTCTGTCAACTCATCACTTAGGTATTCAATATATGAATACATTGAGCCACGTCAAATGTTTGGTGTTAATACTGTAGTGATGCCAACGGTTGTTTTAACTCCTGTGTATGTTGGTCTAACACTAAATGTTATGAGCAACTATTCTCAAGACGCAGTTAAAACTGACGTAGAAAATGCAATTAAAAGTTTGTTCTCTTTTGACAATGTTGAATTTGACCAAGTAATAACATTAGGAACTTTGTATAGAACTGTATTAGACGTTGCAGGAGTTGATTACACAACAATATCTACGTTTAACACTTCTGGAACGCCTAATGATATAACTACAGTAGGTATTAGCCCAGCAGTTAAAGGTGTGTCAACATCTACTGGAACTTTGTTGTTACTTACAGACCTAACAGTAACAGCAAGTGGCGGAATCGCAGTAGCATAATATGGCATACACTTCGTTTAGAATACGTAGGCAAGACAATATTGCAGCGCCAGACGCTAACCCGTTTGGCTCTTATGTTCGTGGTACTGATGAAACTGCACCACCTGGGTTAACACGGATTGACTCAGACTCGGCATTACGTTCCAGTGGCGTTATTTTAGCAACTGGTTCAATGTTTGTAGAAGCATCGTTTGAAGCAACAGCAGTAGATTACTCAACAATCAATTTGTCATGGTCATCTTTTCTACTAGTTAATCCAATTGACAATGAAAGTGGTGATTCAAATCCCTACGAAGTAGTAGTAGTTTACTCGTCAACAGGTTTTCCAGAAACTGTTGCTGATGGGGTAATTATTAAAACCCAAAGATATGATGACGAAGTTTCATCAATAACACATAACAACCTTCCACAAGGAAGATGGGCTTACTATTCTTTGTTCTTGCATTGGAATCAAAACGGAGTAGGCCCAAGCGGCGTTAGTTGGTATGAACGTGTAGCAACATTACAAGAATTAGTTCCAAGGAACTACGGTGGATCGGAAAGATTATGGAATAGAATTCCTAATTATATTAAATCTGGAGATACATCAGGTAGGTCACTTGATCCAACTGGTCAAGAA